ATCGTTTGACTGTCATGGCTTCGTCTCGTTTTCCGAAGAAGTCGCAATGGTCCAATTGGTGAGTTTGGCCGCAACGGCGTGTTTATTGTGAATCGCAATCGCCGTCTCTAGTTCACGGATACGGCTCTCCGCTTGGCGCAATAATTTGGTCGCCGCACTAGTTTCAGAACCTATCTGTGTGTGCGCCAGTTCAGTAAGTAAGTCTTTCATTTGTCATCCTCAGAGGCGTTTTGCGATGCGTAGCCGTCAGGCAAATAGTCGATACTGGTCATGTGCCCTCTCGATGCGCTCGCACGCAATGTCAAAATATTCGGGATTGATCTCGATGCCGATGAACTTCCGGCCAGCCTTGATTGCTGCGAAGCCCGTAGTGCCGCTTCCCATGAACGGGTCAATCACGGTCTGACCGGCATCGCTATGCCAACGCATCAGCCACTCGAAATGCTCATAGGCTCGGCTGCAGGGGTGTCCATTGGCCGCACGTCCTTTCGGCTGGACCTTCGGGGACATGCCGGGGATTACTCGCCGTCCCGGCTCGCTCTTGGCCGGCGCACCGAAGCTGTAAGCGATCTCATTGCCGCCGAGCTTGCGGCCGATGTATCCGGGCATGACGTACTGGAGAACCTGCGCCAGAAAGAACGGTAATCGCTCAGGAACGGCGCGAAGGAATCGGGGGTCCGAATCACTGCGCAACACGATAACGGCTCGGTCGAGCCACGCCATTTCCCAGAATGCCTCCTTTAGCAGGCTCTCCGGACATGGCACATCGGGGAACATGCCTGCAGGCGCGTTGGGCCATACCGGATCGGTGATCATCACGTCGGCCCGCAAGTCGGGGAGAACGTCGCGACAGTCCCCCGCATAGAGCGTCGAGTCGCCGATTGTCACGAATTTACCCACCGTCACAAGCCTTTGCAGGAGCGAACTCTGGCAATAAAGTGCTGCTCCACGGTACGACTTCCACCGAGTCACCATATATTTCGTGATAGATGATTCGGGCCGCATCCACCAGGTTGTCCGAAACAATTACGAATTGCTTGTATTCTGGTGGCAGTTTCAATTTATGTAGGTTCACAGGCTTTTCCCACAGTAGTTCCACGAGAGCCTGCTGCGACAGGCTCCGATTGAACGACTAGTCTTGCGTCTCGGTGACGGTCCCGGTGCCCCCCTCAAGGACGCTGATTAATACCGGCACGCAGCGACCGCGATAGTAGTTGCACTTCGTTCCTATGACGTACGATGCAACGACGCTAAAGCCCACGGTGAGGTTATCGCTTGCACCCCCGTACTCTCCGGTGTAGTAGGGACAACTCGTCGATCCTACGAGGGTGTAGACATCCCCGACATGGGTACCATCGCCCACGCTGAATACCTTGGGGCCGAAGGTCATCTCAGCGCAGGCGGCAAGATCGCCGTTGTTCAAAAAGCCCAACTGCCACGGTGCACTCAGAGAGGCCGAAAGAGGCGCATAGGGTGAGCCGCTGTTGCCCAAACACACCCCGCCCATGTCCTGCGGATAGGCGTTCGGGATGCCGTTCCAAGCCGTGATACTTGCACACGCCGTGGTGCCGCCGTAGCCGAACGTGAAGTTATCGGACAATACCACCGTCTGTGCCATCGCGTGGGCACTGAACATCGTCATCAGAAAAACTAGACCCTTCAACATGTCATCTCTCCTTGGTTGTTGTGAACTTCAAATCGTCCCAGATTGCAGTGCTTGCTTCTGGCCGTCATACACGGCTTTCAACTTCTTCATGGCGCGCTCATCGCGCACCGCCTTCGCCTGCGTGTAGGCATGGCCGAACGCGGTCTCAAGCGCGGGAATCGTCTTCACATCCATCGTCATGCAAAGATCGTCGAGCGCTTGTTCGGTCAACGCGCCCGCAGCCCACACTGCGACTAAACGTCCGGATTCTTCGCTGATCGGCTTCGCCGGTGGGAACATGATTCGGTGCTGTTCCTGGAGTTTGATGGGCTTTGGCATCCCGGGCGCATCGGCCGTCAAGAGAAACGAGGTCGTGAGTTCGTAGGGTAGATTTTTCTCGCACACCGACATCCAGCCGTCCAATCCAGTGATGGACTTCTTCGGCACGATGAGCATTTTCTTGGTTTCCTCATCACGCACCATCTCGACCTTTTCTTCCGCTCGAAAGCACAAGATCAAATGCGCACGGATCTGCAAGAGCCGTTGCACCATCTTCTTGTGCTGCATCTTCGGCTTGATCCAAGCGGCCATCTTGCAGGCTTCCCGCTTCTTCCAATCATCGCCCGCCATCCGATCGAGTTCCGCTTCGTGCATCTCTAGCACTCCACCCTCACCGCTCCACTCGTGAGTGCAGGAGTCGACCACGATGCAAGGGTACTTCGCGGCATCGGCGGCGAGAATCGCCTCCGCGTAGGCTTCGGGCGTGAAAGGCGGGGCCAAATCGCCGTGATCGAACTTGAACTGATCGGCGTAGTGCTTCGCGCGCCCGGCTTCGGTGTCGATCAGCGCAAAGGGCTTCCCCGCGGCGATGCCGGAAGCCAAGCGCAGCGCCGAGAAGGTCTTGCCCGAGCCTGTACCACCCGCGAGGCCAATCAGGAGCCCTACTTGTTCGCGGATCGCGGGTTTGAATTGAAAGCTCACAATGTTCCCTCGAACTGCGTCAGGTCCCAGGGCTTCGGCTCGACGTAGTGAATCTGATTCGTATACGCCGGCCATAGGTTGCTGTCCAAGCATTGCGCCCAGATCTGCACGGCGCGGTGCACTTTTCCCTGCCCAATGGCCCGGTAGGCGTTTGAGAGCGAAATAAGCGAGCAAGCGTAGGGTGGCATGATCTCCTGAAACAGAAACACGAACGCTGGCTCAACACCGCAAACGACATCAACGCCATGACAGTAGAATTCGGCCTGCAGGTCGTAACCCATGCGCCCTATTTGCTTTGAGACCACCTCAGGGGCTGCGTTCTGCGTGGACTTATAATCGAGCACAACTCGGTGGTCATCAGCAAGCAGATCAGGTCGGCATCGATACCAGCGGCCCTTCTCTTGCCACGTCAGAGTGTGCTCGGCGATCCCGGTATCCAAGATATCGCTCAATTCGCTCTCAGCGAGAAAATCGTGCGCCGCTGCGCACATGGCGACGACATCCTGGTAGTGGCGCTCCAGCACCGCGTATTTGCCGGCGGCTTGTGCGATATCGCGTGCCTCTTGGGCGGCTTTGGTGCGCCAGTCATTGGCCTCTACCCGCACGATCGCATCCTCGCGCCGCTCCAAAAGCATCAGGTGCGCTGCTGACCCCAAGTCAAAACGCGAATCGGTCTCACGCACGAAGTTAGGATTTAACTTTGGGTGCGCGAGCCATGCATGACGCGGTGATTGCTCCAGAAGGATGTTCGCAATCGAGGATGAAAGCGACACTCCGGGCGACGGGTCCGCGTGGTACTCATCGGCGGTTAATGGCGCGATGCTCACTGTAGGGTGTCCGCTTCTTCTAAGAGCGTGTAGCGCGGGGTGTTGTCGAGTTCGTTCGTGATGAGCTGGCGAAAGCGCTCGCGCACCTTCAATAAATCTCGCCCTGCATCGACGAATCTCCAATGGTTATCGCCGATCGACTCGCTGTCGTAGCTCTGGATGACGTACCAGGGTTGCAATTCCGCGTGGCGGTCTTGGACGATGCGAAGTTTCATATCTGCTTCCTCAGGAGTGACGGTTGATCCTTGCGGTATAGGAGCCGCTCGGCCTCGCGTACCGCCCGCAAATAATTGACCCGCGCGGCGTGAAAGTCCAAGCGCGCAAGCCGAAGTGCCCGCTTGACCTCGCGCGGGGTCATGAGGGCTCCCGAAAGTCGGGCGTCACGCGCTCGCGGTGCAATTGCTCGTCCGGGATGAACTCGCGTTCATCGCGAAATATTTGCCGTATCGCATGCACGAGCAAGATGATCCCGCAGACCATCATGAGGCACGCGCACCAGATCAGGGCTTGGGCGGTGGGATCACTCATTTCCTACCCCCCCCAAATTCAATTGCTCGGGCGCGACCGCATCGAGCGCATCGAAATTCTCCTTGTCGTTAAACGCCTGCCACATATCCTCCGTGGTCGCAGGCTCCGCGACATAGAGCTCATTCGCGTAGGCGCGCACGGCGGCGTTTAACGTGTTCGCTCTCACGTAGCGCTGCACTTTGCCGGTCGCGCGGTTGATGACTTTGTAGATTCTCGACACTGCTGCGTTCTCCTTCTTGACTGTGGACTCATCAAATCACAGGCCAAATGTCGTGTCAACTACTTTTACTTTACTCAGGGCCAAGAATTGTGACATAGTTCCGCCATGACACCCCTGATGCAGTACCTCGTCGAGCAAACAGAGCCCAAGATCTCCAAACAGGAACTCGCCAAGCGAGTGCGGGTGCATCCGAGCTTGATCACCCTCTGGATGAAGGGACATCGAAAGCCCGGGCGCGCGACCCTGCAGCAGCTCTCCAAAGTCACCGGCCTCCCCATCAAGGAACTACTCCTATGAAGCGCTGCACGCATCGGAACCTTTCGATCAAAACCGAGAAGGATCGCTGTAGTTGGGTGACGTGCAACAAATGCAAGAAGCGCGGGCCCGCCAAGCACAGCCAAACCTTGGCACTCTTGGGCTGGATTTGCCACATCGCGAACCAGCACCCGCGCGCCAAATGAACGAACTGCCCTCGCGCCTCTCGATCGCCGAGTACAAGGCGCAAGCGGCGCAGCCGGCAAAGCGCCAGCCCAAATACCGCAACAAGCGCACCGAAGTCGATGGCTGGATGTTCGATTCGAAGTTAGAAGCGGGGCGGTATTTGGAATTGAAAGACTTGCGCCGCGCTGGCGCCATCGCTTGGTTTCTCTCGCAGGTGCCGTTTCGCTTACCCGGCGGCATCATCTACCGCGCGGATTTCTTGGTGGTCTGGCATGACCCGATGCAGCGCGTGACGATCGAGGACTGCAAGGGCTGTCGCACCCGCGTGTCGCTTAATAAAATCAAGACCGTCGAAGAAATCTATGGGATCACGGTGCAGATCATCGATCGGGCGACAAAGCTCCACACGCGGAGTCGGCGGTGAGACGTCAGTCAGACCCCTTCTTCATCTTAGGTGCCGGGCTCATGATGGCGCTGGGCTGGGCGCTCGCTTGGGCGCTCGTGCGCCTCTACCACGCCTTTTTTTCTTAAGCCGCCGCTGCCGTTTCGCCGGCGCGACTCCCGCGGCCCGCTCGACCGAGTCCACCCATGCTTTGATCGCGGGCAACTTCGCCACGTGCCGCTCAAGCACCGCGCGCGCATCTTCATCGACGGGCTCGCGGACCTTCAGGGGCACCGCTTCCTCATCATCGGGCGCCTGCAGCTCCCCGTACACGCCCGTGTGGACCTTTTTGGCAAGCGCGGGGCAGCGGTAGGCGGCAAGACAGCTCGCGCAGTAATCGCCGGGCACCAAGTGCTCCAAAGCGGTCACCGAAGCGCGTAACGAGAGCGAGAGGTGCGCCGATTCGGTCACTTGGGCGCCAAAGGCGTAGAGCTCCTCTGCGCTCCCGACATTGGTCTGCGTGATCTCGTGCAGGACCGCGTGCTTCAAAAGCGCCGCAAGCCCTAAGATCTTGTCGGGCGGGTAGACCTCCAAGGTCGAGCGATCCTGGTACTCGGCCAAAATGAGCGATCCCCACGCCACCGCCCCCTTCTCCGCCGTGATCAGCCCCACGGGCAGGGATTGGAGGGGCAGGACTTCGACCGTCGTAGCGCCTTCTAGGGCGCCTTTACGGGCCTCCAGCTCGCTGCGCTGCGACACCGTGAGCGTCAAGGATTCGTCCGGGACGCCGCCTTCGGACTCCTCGAGCGCGGGGCGGCCGGCGCACTGGCTCCAGGCGGGGTAGTCGGCGTAGCGCAGGAAGGTCACAGGCCACCGTTGTTGGTGCAATAATCGATCCAATCGACCGCGCACGCCTCACAGGTCCAGAGAAGCGGCAATTCGTGAATACACACCGACTGCCCCGGCTCACCGACGCAGCGATGCCGGCCGCCCTGGCTCACCACCCACACCGTCTCGATGCTCGGATGCCTCACTTGAGCGCCGCCAGCACATCGGCGTACTTCGAGGGGTCGGCCTTCAAGTCCTTGATGAAGGTTGCACCGAAGCCCTTGATGATGCCTTGCGCGGCGGCCGCCCCGTGGCTGTCCGCGTAGGCGTTGACCGCGGCGCGCACGGTATCGAACGGGATAGGCGGTCCGAAATCCTTCGCCAGGGGCTCCGTCCCTAAGGATGCACCAGAGAGTGCGGGAAGCACGGGTGAAGAAGTCCCCGGCTTTGCTCCCGCGGGTGTCTCTGGGCTCGGGCCCCCCGGCGGCGGCGCGACGTTGTATGCAGGTGCGGGTAGTGCCAGATGATCGGCGATGCGCTCCAGCGCAATAGCAAGACGGGTGAGCGCTGGGAGCATATCGGCGAATTGATTGGGCGTCATCCGTGCTACTGTATGCGCGGAGATACACGGAGTCAACATGCTTACCAAACGTGATCGCAAGGCGGGTTACAAAGCCATCCAAGAGGTGCAGCGCACGCGCGCGCAGAACATTCGCTATTGGCGCGATCGGGCGGGGGGCTGGACGCAGTTGGGCAAATTGACCGGGATGGACCCGCACCGCTTGATGGCGGTCGCGGGCCCGAACCCTACACGCCAGATTGGCGAGATGCTTGCGCGCGATTTGGAGACGAACTGGGGACTGCCGAAGGGCTGGCTTGACATGTCCCACGGATCGGCGGATATGTGAAGTCGGCGCCCTAGTTCGGGACCTCTAGACCCCGGATGAAGCGGTTCTCTCCCTCGTTGACGCGCGGGCGCCGCTTTTCAAACGAGGGTGCCACCGAGGGAGTCTACATGCGCCGGTATATCCCGCCTCAGCCGCCCCACAAGTCCCACCTTCGATATTTCAGTTTGTTGACAACCGAGGAGCAAGCGCGGAGCGTCAAGCGGTTGTTGGGCGCTCACCAGAGCGAACATCACGTCGCGGAGTTGACGGGGTTATCGCTCGAACAGGTGCGTCGGATTGCGGGTGGCGCCACGTGAGCCTCACCGCCAAGCACATTCGGAAAATCACCGAGTACCTGCGCGTGCATGGGGAGATGCCCGATTACCACGCGGTGGGCGATGCGGGGGAGTGGCTTGATTTGGCCGATGAGGTGCGGAAAACCTCATCCTGGGACACAACGTTCGTCGATCCAAAGGTCCCGCTCGTGCATTTTCTGCTCTGTGGGGTGCCTGTCATTCCCTACGATCCAGCGGACTTGCCGTGAACGAGCGGGCACGCCTGGCACGCGAGTTCTTGAGCGAGTGCACGGGCATCATCGGCATGTACGAGCCGCTCCTGACGGTGTGGAACGATCCGGAATTGGCTGAGATGGTCTCGATCGGCCGGGCGATTCAATGGGAAAATGAGGCCGAGTGGCGCGAGTGGCTCAATGCCAACGCTTGAGCAGGGGGCCGATGAGCCTGGCCTCACGCCGCCCTTAGAGGCCTATGCGGATGAGCCCGAGCTTAAGGCAAAGGCCGTCAACGGCAGTCATGACAAAGCGCCCTTGCTCACCCCGCCGCGGGCGCTTCTCGAATGGGATCGGCTGCAGAGCCGGGAGGTTCCGGCCCGCGAGTGGGCGCTCGAGCACTGGCTGCCGCGTCACCACGCGAGCCTTTTGGCCGGCCGCGGCGGTATCGGTAAAACCTTAGCCGCGCAGCATCTGGGTACCGCAATGGCGTTGGGTAAAGCATGGGTCGATGAGATACGAAAGCCGCTGCGGGTCCTGCTTTGGGCGGGCGAGGATGATGCAAATGAGCTGTGGCGGCGGCAGTTGGGCATCTGCGAACACTTCCAAAGTGAATTGAAGGAGTTGCAGGATCTTTTCTGCGTACAGTCGTACGAGTCGGTCGATATCACGCTCGCGCATCAAGTCTACGGGCTCCTGCAGCCGACCCCAATGATGGCCGAGCTGACAGCCCAAATCCGGGACTACGAGATCGAGTATGTGTTTTTGGACAATATTGCGCGCATCTACGGCGGCAATGAGAATGATCGCCACCAAGTGACACAATTTTTGTCCTGGCTCACCGCTGCATGTCAGCCAGCGGGTGTGTGCTTGCTAGGGCATCCATCGAAAGGCGCGGGCAGTGAGTACTCTGGCTCGACCGCGTGGGAGGGGGCCGTGCGGGCGCGCCTGTATTTATCGGATCGGCTGCCCGATGCGCCCGTCGATCCCGATGCTCCCCCTGATGAGTCGGTACGATATCTCTCGCGCCGCAAGAGCAACTACAGCCCGAATGACTGGCGCAAGCTTGAGATGCGCTCAGGCGTGCTCATTCCGGAGACACGAGATGTTGCCCAAGCAGTGCGTCAGGTGAGCGGGCAATTCGCCCAAGATATCGTGCTGCGAGCGGTTCGGCGCCTAGCTACCATGAACATCATCTGCAACACCTCCACCCGCAGCCCAGACTACCTACCGCGCCTCGCCAGCCAGTACGGACTGCTCGACTCGCTGGCCGAGAAGCGATTCGCCGCGATCATGCGGGAGTGCGTCAAGGATGGCTCACTCAAGATCGCTGCCGTCGGCCACTACTCCAATCGAACCGTCAAACTCGGCCTCACCGTCGCACAAGTGCACGAGTGAGCCTGCACACATGCTCTCTGTCACCCCCCTGTAGGGGTGTGGACACAGAGAGCAATGCCGCATCTGTGCATCTGTGCGGCATTCGTGCGGCATCTGTGCACAGCATTTGTGCGGAAAAGCTCCACGTGGAACAGCATGGCGGGAAATTCGCCGCTCGTGCGGCTCCAGCCAGAACTAATGAGTACGCTCAATAGACCAGCCTATTAGACGCCTAATCCATATGGATCAAAGGAGCGCCGTGGATCAAAGATGTGGCGAAAAGTGGTACTAGATTGGGCTATGGAGTTCGCATAATAGGCCCTCGGAGCGCACGTTTGATGAATTCACCAGTATAATCAATTACATACGATTTAACGTAATACTGGTTATACGTAGTGACAAACATTGTCAAATGGAAGAGCGAGAACTCTAAGGGATCGTTTGGGCCTGGAGCCGGCGATGACAGTGACCCCCACGCTTCCCCCCCCCAAAAGAAAATTCTCGGATCATCGAGTCATTGTGTTAGCTTTGCCGCAATGCGTGAGCCGCTGCAAGCGTTGGAGTTAAACGAGTCGCTACCACCACGCCGAGAGGCGCTGACTCGATCGAGCGTCTTCGCGTCACTGGAATCTCTTGCAATTAACGCGGCCCTAGAGTTCAATCGAACGCCCGGGGTGGTGCGCTGGTACATCGCGCGCTATCGCAAGGGCCGTCCTGAGGTATCCTTTGCGGTGCGAAGGTCCGCGAAGCCGGGGTGGTGCAAGGTGTGGAGGGTAAAATGAGGCTGGCGCGAATTTTGGGTGAGGCGGCCGAGTTGAATCCCGAGTTGATGCGCGAGGCGAGGCGGCGTCTGAAGCGCCGCTTCGTGCAGCAGCGCGCCAACGCCCGCAGTCGCGGTATCGAGTGGCAGTTGAGCTTCATGGAGTGGCGCGACTGGTGGCTCTCGACGGGCCATGTGGATGAGCGTGGCGTGCATCGGGGGGAATGGGTGATGGGCCGGCAGTTCGATGTCGGGCCCTACGCGCTCGGCAACATTCAGTGCATGCGGGCCGAGGATAACGTGCGCGAGTGCAACGAGGCGCGCGCCGGGGAGTATGAACTGTGACGGATCGATATTTCGGCGATGTGCTGGGGAGCTATGCGAACGGCGTGCAGCTGGACCTGCGCGTGAAGCTCGCGGTGGACTTTTTGAAATCCCCGTGGGCGCAAAGCCATCCAACCCACGCGCACCCCGGGGACTTGGCGACCGCGGCGTTGGATTTATCGACCGCGCTCTTTGAGGTCGCGGCCGAGCGGGGCTTGATGGCAGCACTTCCCGACACCGATGAACTCTCCTCGCCCATGCGCCGCCACATCCGCCGACAAGTGCGCGCGCAGATCGTGGGACAGGTGGCGACCCAGGAGATCGCGGGCGAAGAAGCGCCGAAAATCGCTACCCCGCCGATGGTGCGCCAGTGAACCGCCGCCCGGTCACCTCGAGCCACATCGCTTCCATCGGTTTCGATGACGGGGAGATGGAGGTGGAATTTCTCTCCGGGCACCTGCACCTCTATCATGATGTGCCGGAGGCCGAGTACCAAGCCTTGCTCGGGGCGGATTCGATCGGCAAGCACTTTCACCAGATCAAGAGCCGCTACCAGTCGACCAAGCTCAAATGAAACACTCGCGCGATTTGGCCGCATCGATCAAGGAGGAACTACCGACCATCCGCGCGCAGGTCGCCCTTCGCGGCTGCCCCTTCTGCTGCTCATCGACGTTGCGCGCCGTGCGAGCGATGCAGGAGTCCGGGGATTTGGGGGATTTCACCATCGAGTGCCAGATCTGTTTGGGTGTAGGTCCCCCGGGCGCCACCTTGGAGGAAGCCGGCCTACGCTGGAATTTGCGTGGCTGAACCGCTCATCATCCGCAAGGTGCTCACGGAAGAGGAGCGCCTCGCGTTTGACCCGAAAAAGTTCGAAGTCTTCTGCTCGACCTTGATGATCGATTCGAAAGAGTTCGGCCGCATGCCCTTGAAGTGGCTTCAATCCCAGCGCTACTTCGTCGAGCAGATCGCAGCGGGCTTGAAGGCGGGCATTCACGAGTTCGTGGTGCTGAAAGGGCGGCAGATGGGCATCTCGACGGTGTCCTTGGCCTTGGACATCTACTGGATCTTCAAGCACCAGGGCCTGCAGGCCGCGGTCGTGACCGACACCGATGAGAACCGGGAGATTTTCCGCTCCCTGCTCTCGCAGTACATCGCGAGCTTGCCGCGAAAATCCCGCCCAGAGATCAAGCTCCACAACCGCGCGCAGCTCATCTGCGCTGCCCCCTGCTCCTCGCGCTTGATGTACATGGTCGCGGGCACGAAGAAGAAAGGGGACTTGGGCCGCGCCAAGGGCGTGAACCTTCTGCACGCGACCGAGTGCTCCTCCTGGGGCGATGAACAGGGGTTTCAGTCGCTCAAGAATTCCTTGGCACAGACCAATCCCGCGCGTCTCTACATCTTCGAATCGACCGCGCGCGGCTACAATATTTTCTACACCATCTGGGAGGTGGCGAAGTCCTCCAAGACCATGATGGCGATCTTCATCGGCTGGTGGCGCAACGAACTCTACGCCTTCGGCCCCGAGACGAGTCAATATAAAACCTTCTGGGACGGGGCACCGACTTCCGATGAGCGGGTGTGGATCGGGGAGATCTTCGAGCAGTACGGCATCGAGATCACCCCCTTTCAGATCGCCTGGTGGCGCTGGTACGTGAAGGAGCACATGAGCGGGGATGAAATGATGGCCCTGCAAGAGATGCCGCCCACCGAGGACTATGCCTTCCAGCTCTCAGGGAGTAAGTTCTTCTCCGCCGAGCGCACGAACTTAGCCTACCGGCGCTCCCTCACCCAAGAGGCGGTGTATTTTCGCTATGAATTCGGGCTTAATTTCGAGGACACACAGTTCCTCGAGACGAGCCAGGAGAACGCGCACGTCATCATCTGGGAGACACCGGTCAAGGCGCGCCAATCGAACGAGCGTTCAGGAAGCTATATCTTGGGCTGTGATCCGGCCTACGGTACCTCCGAGTGGGCAGATAATTTCGCCGGCTGCCTGCTTCGGGGCTACGCGGATCGCATCGTGCAGGTGGCGGAGATCTGCTCGCCTGATTTTACCGAGATGCAATTCGCCTGGGTGATCGCCCACCTTGCCGGCTGGTATGGCGACACGATGCTGAATTTAGAGATGCAAGGCCCCGGGCAGACCGTGTACAACGAGTTGTGGAACTTAAAATACCGCGCCGCCTCCTTTCAGGCTAAGGACCCGAGGCTTGAGGCGTTCGATGTGGTCGGGCGGGTACGCGATTATCTCTACAAGCGCCAGGACACCTTGGCGGGTAATTTCGCTCTGCAGTGGCAGACGAACGCGCGCGAGAAGCGCCGTATGATGGACACCCTGCGCGGCTACTTCGAGCGCGAGATGATCGAAATCAACTCCCCCTTGTGCCTGCAGGAGTTTCGCAACATCCACCGCAACGGCGACCAGATCGGTGGCGAAGGACGGGCGAAGGATGATCGTGTCATGGCCTTGGCGATCGCGACCGTTGCCTGGAACGACTGGATCATGCGCGAGATGCAGGCGCAGGGGCGCACCTATGTGAAGGAGCAGCGCGGCCCCGAGGAGGCGAAGCAGTGGAACGCCGCGGAACGCTCGGTGATCAATTACTTGAAAGATGTGAAGGTGCAGGTGCGGGGCTTGAATGACAAACGCCCATGAGGTGATGAGCTTGGCACACATCGCGCGCCGGCTCTCCGAGGTGCGCCAGGGCGAGGCGCATTTGAAGTTGCAACTGCCGGTCGACTCCGAGTACAACCGCATTTTGCGCTTGAAGGACATCCTCGCGTACACTGGCATCCCGTATGAGTGGGTGCGCCGGCAGTTTCCCGACATGTGGCGCATGGAGTCGATCCAGCCCAAGCCCAATCGCGGCGCCGAGCGCCCGGCGGATAAGTCTCACATCGAGGAGCGGCAGCGTGATCTTTCGCGATTTTTCTTCGGCTGGGACCAAGGCACCCTCATCAAGGCGCGCGTTGGCGCTGAGTGGAGAATCATCGGTCGATATCAGGACGCCTCATCACTGGGTGCCCCGGCGCGCGCGCCAGCCCCGACGGGGAAGATGATCACTATGCAGATCGATCGCAACACATTAGGCTTGAGGTTCAAGTAGGTGGCGATCATCAAAGAGTTCGCCTGCCTCGAGCACGGCCCCTTCGAGGGGAGTCACCCGATTTGCCCCGAGTACGGCTGCGCCTCCACGCACGTGACCCAAGAGTTTCGCACGGCGCCCAAAATTCGCCACGGAATCACCCGGCGCACCGATGCCGGCCTTCGCACCTCATCTGAGATGTACGGCAAGGACTGGAGATCAGCGCGCGAGGGGGAGATGTCGCATCGGCCGCAAGAGCAGACCGCCTTGGGCCAAAAGGTGCTCTGGGGGAGTGAGATCAACAAGGAAATGGGTCGCTCCTTTGCCGAGATGACCGGAGTTGCGCAAAAGCCCCTGATCGTCAAAAAGCGCGACGGTAGCGGGGAATTGCGCTTGGATCGCAATAACGCCATGCGCGAGGCCGCCACCGAATCCGGCATCACGAGTCGGTGCCTGCCGCGCGCGGGCGGAGATGTGACGGGGGCGGCGGACACCTCCAAAGAGGCAGCGAGAGCCCTGACCGTGTAGGATTGCGCCCGTGCGCCTTCCACGCGATATGCTAGCCCGGCAACTGCTCTACGAGCAGTTGGTGCGTGAGTGCACCGCGAGCCGCGCGGACCGCTTCAAGATGTACCAGATCTTGAGGAACTACTTCCTCTTCGGCACCGAGAGCGCGAACGGTGCGCCCTACAACAAGATCGCCTCGACCGTCGAAACTCTCTCTTCCTTCATCTACTCGCCAGACACCATGCGCTTTTCGCTGCATTTGGGCACGGAAGCCTCCTCTGACGAAGTGCACAAGGCGGTTCCCCTCTCGCGCGAGGTGACCGAGCAGTGGCGCGTGTCGCGCACGCACATTCTCTTTGGATTGGGCTTGCGCTGGTCGATGGTGTTCGGGGTCATGCTTCTCAAGCACATGTGGAGCGAGAAGCGCGTGCGCTCCTATTTGGTCGAGCCGCATCAGTTCGGGGTGTTGCGCGAGGATGTCATGGACTTGGCCGATCAGGAGGCGTTCACGCACCACTACACGATCACCCGCACGCAACTGGAGAAAAACTTGGAGGGGAACCCGCGCAAAGCCTCCATCATGGCGCGGGTCGGGGCCGTGTCGGGGGAGACTCTTCCGCCCTTAGCCTCGGGGCTCTCGCGCCTGCTCTTGGGCTCGCCAGTCGGCGGCATCCCGGGCTCGCTCGCGAGACCCGGTCAGACCTCGGGGTTTCTGTCCGGGATGGGCCAGGGCCCGGGCTACGACTATGCGCCCAAAATCAAGGCCGAGCTCGTCGACATGTGTGACCTCTATGTGTGGGACGATGAGATCACGGACTATCAGGTCGTGACCCGCGCGGGGCCCGATGTCATTATCTTCGACCGGCCGAGCCACTGGATGGGTCATGTGCAGGGGCTCGCGCCGTTCGTGCCGATTCGCCCGGAATTCAATCTCTATGATTATTTCTGGGGCGATGCCTTCGTCGCGAGACTCACGTGGTTGCAGGACTGGCGCACCGAGCGGATGTATCAAATACGGCAATTGATCACCCGCCAGTTCGATCCCCCGATGACCATGACCGGAGGCGTTGGCATCGCGGAGGAAAAGTTTCTGGCCTACGGCATCCCGGGCTCGCGCCTCTCGATGTCGATGCCGCAGGGCAAGATCGATGTGCATGCACCGCAACTCCCGACCGATGTGTTCGCGGAATTGACGCAAATAGACTCGATGTTCGAGGATCGCGCAGGCTTAGGGCACGTGCTGCAGGGCAAGGGGGAGTCTGGCGTGCGCTCGCGGGGCCAGGCTGACTTGATGGCGCGCTTAGGCTCCTCGCGCCCGAAAGAGCGCGCGATCGCCGCGGAGGAATCGGCCGAGGAATCGGCGGGAAATATCCTGCGCTTGGTGCAAGATCACTCCGATCAGCGCTTCCAATGCATGATCCCAGGGAAGCCAGAACCGCTGACCTTCATCGCCGAACAGTTCACTCGCGACTACGAAGTCAAAGTCGATGGCCATTCATCCTCCCCCATCTTCATCGAGGATCGTAAGCACGATGCGACCACCTTGCATGAGGCCGGAGCGATCGACTTGGAGACACTGCTCGACATGTACGATCCACCCAACTTGCAGGACCTGAAGGAAAGGCTTAAAGTTCTGGAGCAGAAGCGTGCGGCGCAACACCAGGACGAACTGCAAGCGGGAATTCAACCGAAAGGAAAGCGCAAATGAAGATCGATCGCGCCAAGACTGCCACCGGAGGTCACCAGCCCGGCCACGCCTACAAGCGCAACTTCAATGCGCCCCCGAAGGGTCGCTTCGGCATTCGCATGCATCGGCCGGCGACATCGCGGTCAAAAACCTCTCGCGGCTAGATTTTTGAAATGGGTATGGCTGCTCCCAAAAAGTGGCCCTCTGAAGCAGGAGTAACGTCATGGCTCGTCGTCATCGTCGGCACAAGCGGTAAGGATAAGAGGGGAGTTTGAGCCTCCTCCCCTTCTTCCCCACCATGGTCAGTCAATCCCTCGAAGTTCTGGCGCCCGGAAAACGCGGCGGCGGAGGTCGTTATGCTAGAAAGCGTCAGCGCCGGCTCCCCGGCCGCTCCTGAAGTCAATCCCCCACATCCCGCTCAGCGCGGCGGAGGCGGGCGCGTCGCCCGGCGTCGTCAGCGTGTGTGATGTCGGCCATCGTGGCGAGTACAAGCGCTCGGGCAAACGCCATCGGCGAATCTAGTGGCCGTCCCTCCCGAGGTCATGCAGAAGATGATGGCGCAGGGTGGCGGGCCTGGCGCCGCGCCCACCGGCGCTGGCGCGCCCCCGCCGACACCTGCCCCTAACGCAGCCGGCGCACCGGCGCCGCAGTCCCCGGCTGCCTCGCCCATGAGTAAGCCGCAAGACAAGCGCGGTTTGAAGGCCGCGGCCGCTACCAACATTCACATTGCGGTCAATATGCTGGAAGAAGCCCTGCCTGCCTTTGGCTCCGAGTCTCCCGAGGGTGGCAAGATTCTCGCAGCGCTCAAAAATTTGGGTTCCATGGTCGCGAAGAAGGACAACTCGGACTTGGTTCCTGCCGAAATTCTCGCCATGGTCAAGCGCATGCCGCAGTTGGGCGGTGGCACCGAGACGCAGCAGCAGATCATGAAAATGATGCAGGCTCAGAAGCCGCAGCCGGCCCCGTCCGCATGAGAATTTGTAATTCTCACACGCCTAGCGCAGGATAGCCGCCAATCGATAGGAGATTTCGATGCCCGATCGCTTCCTCGAACCTTCATCCGCCGGCCTGCGCGAGCCCACCGACCCGCAAAAAGACAACGGGCAGATCATCAATCAGCCGCGCTACTCCGAGCACGGTGGCCTCGACAAACCGGCGCGCCTCGCGCAGAAAAATCCTCTGACCATCTCCAAGCCCAATGGGGGACGGAAGTAAATGCCCGTCTCGCTCGAAGATCTCACCGTCGATCAACTCTTGGCGCACGCGAAGACGACCGAGTCGAGCCATTCGCTCCTGCAAACCCTGAACGCGAACCCCGAGACCCGCGAAATGCTGCAGCGGGCCCTGAAGAAGGCGAACCCAAATCTCTCGATCCCCGCACTCGATGCCAAAGATGCGATCACGAGCGCGGTGAAGGATTTGCGCGAGGACAATGAGAAGCTGCGGCGCGAGATCCAGGAGAAGGACATTCGCGATCGCATCACCGCGCAACGCAAAGAGGTGCGCGAGCGCTTCAATCTGACGGATGCCGATGTGCTCGAGGTCGAGAAGATCATGACCCGCGAGGTCGATCCCATTCCGAGCTACGCCGCGGCAGCCCAAGTGTTTTTGGCATCCAAGCAATCGGCCGTCCCGACTCCGGCGGTGTTCGTGCCGCCGACTTTTTCTCTGACCGAAGGCAAGGATGATCCGTGGGCGAAGGCGCTGACCGCCAACGCGCCCGCGGGGATGTCGGGCGGCACGCAGTCGGCGTTGAATCGCATCGCGATCAACGAGATGTACAAGGCAGCGAACGAGATTTTTGGTAAGGCGCCGGGGAGCACCCGGCCGCAGTAATTTTCAACATTCCTGGTGCGTTTGAGCGGCGCCGACTGGGGATTTTTTACAGGAGCGATGCGCCGTGCCATTGTTGGGAACTGGAATTATGCCCTCGGGTGGAGTGGGGTCCCTCGGGGCCGAACTCCAATATGTCGTGCGACGCGGTGCGGTCCGAAAGCTCGTCGTCCAGCTCTACAACACCTCGCCCTTGACTGCCGCGCTCATCGCGAACTCTCAGCCCGCCTCGGGCGGCGTGTCTTCCGTCACGATCCCGGCGCAAGGGTCGCAGTTCGTCAACATGCAGTGGGTGGGTTACGACGGCTCCTTCAACCAGCCGGCGCAGCAGCCCGCGGTGACGAACTTGGAATTCAACTTGAAGGCCGCGGTGATCCCGATTCCGTATTTAGGCTTTCAGGGATTGATCCAGGATGCGCACGAGATCATCCCGCTCTTGGCCTCCTACATGAACGATGCGGGGAACGTCTATTGCGACGGGGTCGCGACCGCACTTTTGAACAACGTCTCGAACCTGCAGCAGGTGATCGGACTCCCGGCGGCGATCGATGACGGCACGAATTCGGTGGGCTACGGCAATCAGAGCCGCACCACAAATCCTTGGCTCAAAGCCAAGCGCTACGCCGCGGGTGGAGTTAATCCCACGCGCGCCCTGGTCGCTCAGTACATCACGGGCACGGTCAAGTTCGGCGCCGAGATGCCGACCTTCGGCATCATGGGCCCTGCGACCTGGCAGACCCTGCAGAACGACTATCTGCCGAACGAATCCTACGTCATCACCCCCGAGAAGGGCTTCGATGATGAGCCCTGGGGCGCACGCTCGGCCTTCCGAGCCTGCATGGTCTCAGGTGTGCCGATTTACTTGGACCCCTACGTGCCCGAGGGTACGCTCTACCTCTTGAACACGGGCTACATGGCCTTCTACATCCACGAGCGCGCGGCCTTCGCCTTCACCGGGTTCGAGTCGACGCTCTCGAACAACCAGATCGGCTTCATCGGCGCGGTGCTCTCGCTCTTGGAACTCGTGGTCGCGAAGCCCAAGGTCTGCACCGTCGTCACCGGTTTCACTTTCGTTCCGATCTAGGACACTTCCATGCCGTTCAACAAAATTTCCGGCCAATCTGCGAACCCGCCGAACTTGGTTTTCGGCTTGGGAGCCGGCGAGTACACCATGCTGCCCGCAGGCCAAGGCATCGTCGGGCAATTCGGCAGCGTCTTGGCGCCGCAGCTCGCGACCAACAACCCCGTGACCGGGCAGTACTGCGTCGAGATGGGCTGGTACACGAACCTGCAACAGTACGATCAGGGCATGAACTACTGGCAGAACGTGATGGTGAACCCGCAGTCGCAGGTCACGATCTCCTCGGACGGGGCGAACTATCGCCTCCTGAACTCGACCGGCTGCCCCGTGGGCGCGGTCATCACGAACGCAGGCGCCTCCTACACGAACGGCTTCTACGGCTACGCCCAAGGTCCGGGTGAAGGCGGCATCGCGCCGATTGGCTCTGCGATCACCGTGCAGAACGGCATCGCGACCGCGGGCCAGACTTACCTCACCATCACCCCGTCCGCCGGCGGCTCGCTCTGGAATGCGATTGTGGGCGGCGCGATCAACACGACGATCTCCTTCTCTGGCACCGTGTTCAACGGGAACTTGGGGAACTTGAACGCCTTTGGGCAAACCTCGGCCGCGGGCGGCATCACGGCATCCGCGGGCACGAACTACACCAAGCCCCCGATCATCGTGTTCTCACCCCCTTCGAACCAGGGGCAGCAGCCCTACATCCTGCCGACCGCGATCTGCGCGATCACCGCAGGGGCGATCTCGTCGGTCACGGTCCTCGATCAGGGCGCGGGCTTGTTGTCGCTCCCCGGTATCACGGTCGTGCCGCAGCCGGGGGATACCACGGGCGGCGGGGCGGTCTTGGGCTGGCTCTTCGGCAACACGGGTACCGCAGGCTTGGGTGCTGGGACGGGATCAGGTTCGATTTTGGCGATGTGGCCCGCCTATCACGGCACCCCGCAGACGGCTGTCATCACCTTCACTTTCTCGCCGGCCTCGACCACGGCAGCCACCGCGATCATGAATTTCTCGATCACGGGCATCACGAACACGACCCCGGGCGTGGGCTACACCAATGCCTATGCGGTGTGGCAAGGTGGTATCACGGCAGGCACGCCTGCGGCCAATGTGTCGCAGCGCTACGCGCAGTGCATCAGCAATCCGCAATTCCCGGTGCTCTCGGTGGTCGCGGGCACCGGTGTCACGACGCTTGCGGGCTCGGCCGGCTACGCCTTCTCCGGCGTCAACATCCAGGCGGTGCCCACCATTGCCTTCGGCACGCAGTTGGCGGCTGGAACGGTGACGACCGTCGCCGTTCAAACCCCGACCGTGGGCGGCGTGTCCGATGTGGTCAAGCTACTGAGCTTCTAATGCGAGTTCCGACCCCTCGGCCGAGACCCATGCCGGCGCCTCGGCCGAGGCTTCCAACCCCGCGTCCCATTCCGAGGCGCGGCAGCCGATAACACCCAGGAGTTTGAGCCAAATGGGTAAAATCTACGTCACCAACACCAACGATTTCGACCACGTCGATAGCTACGACGGGGAAGAGTACGTCTTCCCGCGCGGCGAGCGGGTGCTCATCTCGGATGAGGCCGCAGTGCACTTCTTCGGCCACAACTTGGTCGATAAGTCCGATGCGCTCATCCGCTTGGGCTGGGCCATGAAGTACGATCCTGTGCAAAAGACCTTCGTCGAGAACACCGATGGGGTGAAAAAGCTCGCGCGCTTCGTCTTCGATGAGGCGGTGATGGTCTCGAAGTCCTCGCTCGAGCAGCGCCTCGCGGAAACGGCGAAGGCGGCTCAGGCCACCCCGTGATCCGTGACCTTCCTAGCCCCCGTCTCAACGCCCGGCACCTATGAGTTTCAGGTCGCGGACTTACTCCATGACCCGCAGCTCAATCGCTGGACCGAGGCGCAGCTCGATGGCTACATCAACGAGGCGCGCCGCCAGCTCGTCATGGACACGGGGTGCTTGCGCACCCTGCAGCAGTCCTACACGACTCTCGGGGTCGAGCAGTATCAATTCGGCTCAGTCTCGGGCGCTGCGATCATTTCACCGGGGGCCAACTACTCGGGCCCTTCGGTCACTTTCAGTGGTGGTGGGGGTACGGGTGCGGCTGCAACCCTGACGCAATCGGGTGGTGCGCTCAACGCCATTTCGTTTACGAATTACGGCTCCGGTTACTCATCCGCCCCCATCGCCACTGTCTCAGATACCGGCGCCGGCACCGGTGGGGTGATCCAGGTCGGGGTGATCAGCGTCAACACCTACGATTTTTTAGGCATCCACGTCTACTACAATCAGCGCTACGCGCTTGATTGGTACCCGTTCTCGCTCTTCTCGGCGAAGTATCGCTACTACGCGGCCAATTTCAACCAGCGCCAGCCCGAAGCATGGGCGGTGTACGGCGAGCAGTCGATCTTCATCGGCCAGACCCCGGATCAGACTTACCCCACCGAATGGGACACGGTGGTGCTGCCCACGCCGTTTGCGGTCGGGGATTCAACGACGCCAGATCCCATCCCGATTCGCAATCAGGACCCGATCAAGTTCTATGCTGCGCACCTGGCGAAATTCAACGCGCAGAACTACGGCGAGGCGCAAGCGTTCGAGGATAAGTACCGCAAGCGCCTGCTCGAAGTATGTGCGGCCTACACCCGGCGCATAGGCTCGGTGTATGCCGCCTAGAGGCGCAAGCGTTGGGGGATCGAATCCGGAGTTTGTCCTACGCGAGTTTCAGGGGATGAACAACATCGCCTCGCGAGAAGCGATCGGCGATGACGAATTCAACTGGATCGAGAACATCATACCGGTGGCGGCCGGCGCCGCGTACCCAGTGCTCGGCAGCATCGCGGGCCCGACCGTCGCTGAAGCCACGAGCCCCACCTACGCATGCCCCTTCTCAGTTGGGGTAGGGGCGACCCCGTCCGCGACAATCACTGGCATCACCGCGACAAGCACCGGGCACATCCCGGTTATTTTCACTATTTTCACCGTGACTGCCGTCAATTCCTTCACCGTGGGTCAGCAAATCACCGTTTCGGGAGTTTCTTATACCGGAGCAAGTGCAGCAAACCCGAACGGCACTTGGACCATCGCGAGCGCTAATTCCACTGGCTTTACTTACAATAATTTTCCCGGCCCTCCCCCCGGAGGTTTCACCTATGTATCGGGCGGTGTGGCGAATGCAGCGGCGACCAGCAACAGCGGTAACTTCGCCTTCGTCGTGTTCGCGACCTCCGGCAACGGCTATGTGGTCAATCTACAGTCTCCCTATTCATGGACGCTCATCATCTCGGGACTGACCTCAGGCCAAACCTTCGCGACGCCCTACAACAATCAGGGCCTGCTGATCATCGATCCCACGGGCTACTGGGACTGGAATGTCACGGCGCCCAATACCTTAACCCCGCAGAATAACGCTGCGGCGAATGCAACGCTCACGGGAGTTGCTAAAGCGTTGGCGGGCGGCACGTCTTTGAAGCAGATCGTGACGGCTTCTGGCACCGGCGCCACTTTCCAAGCCGTGTACACCGTGATCAATGTCGCGCTGGTGAGCGGGGGCACCGGATACGCCGTGGGCGATACCGTGTACCTGACGGACGGTTCCCCCACCATCGATGCGACGCTCACCGTGTCGACGGTGGGCGCGGGTGGCGCGATCACCGCGGTCTTTTTGACCTCGGGTGGCTCCTATCCAGGGCCGCCCACGTCGGCGCTGGTCGCCACGGGGCCAACAGGCACCGCGACATCAACGACAGGGTCCGGCACGTCGGCGACCTTCAGTTGCCATATCCAAGCAATTGCGATGAACATCCTGACCCGTGGCAACGGCTATACGGGCACAACGACCGTGGTCGATGAGACTTCTACGCCCGTAGTGATCGATACCTGGAACATCACCTCGAGCGGTGTGATCGGCGGCACTTCGATCGCGACCTATGCGGGGCGTGTGTGGATTGGCGCCAGCCGCACCGTGTACTTCACCGATATTGATTCCTATAACTCCTTTGGCGGGGTGGGCGGTTCTTTCGCGATTCCCGATGCGTACTTAGTCGGGCCTATAACGGTGCTGTACACCGCGAACAATTACCTTTACATCTTCGGCCAGACCTCAATCGATGCGCTCTCGAATGTCACAGTGTCCGGCGGGGTGACTTTTTTCTCACGCATCAACATTACGGGTTCAGTGGGTTGTTCGGCGCCTAGTTCAGTGTTCTCGTATTACCGCGGTATCGCCTTTTGGAATGTCGCCGGCATTTATCTCTTGACCGGCGCGACCCCTGAGAAGATCAGCGAGAAAATCGCCGGCATCGTGCAGGCAGTCGCCAACAGTTCACAGATATACGGGGGCACGGTCGTTGTTCGCGGCGAAATATGCGCCGTTATGCAGGTGGCATTTGCCGACACCATTACCCAAAGTGGTGCGGTACGTCCGCTGAATGTGCTTTTTTTTCGCGGCCGATGGTGGTCCTATTCCTTCGCCGCCACGCCGGGCTTTCCTACGACGGCATGCGTCACAGTGCCGGTCAACGGCGTCATGACGCTCTATGGCTTTCGCTGCAATGGCACGACGACTGCGCTCTATGCATGCCTCTCACCGCTCGCCGCATTGTCCAACTGGGTTTTGAAGACCAAACTCTGGGATGCTGGCGCCCCATTGCGCGAGAAGCAGGCATTGAATGCGGCGATCGCTGCCAACTGGGTAGCGACTGGTGCGAGCGGGGTGACGTTCAACATCGATACCGAACTCTCAAGCGTGGCGGCTACTGCGGTCCCAGTGAATCAAACAGGATATGACTTGCTCGTGGGCTCGGCCAATAATGCATCGACCGAGGGCGCGCAGTATCTGGGGCTTACGGTTTCAGGGTCGAGCAATGTCACGCAAATCCGTATGTTGGCCCTTCAAGGCAAGGCGGACCGGAACATACTCGCCGCATGAACATCGATCTCTCCGCTCAGACTCAGTTCAACGACGCCATGGGCTTGAAGTCCTTCTTTCTGGTGCATCAGTTCGTGCACGATCAGGAGGCGGGCGCGCTGACCGCGAAATACCAGATTCCGATTTCCACCTTCGGGATCTCAAGCCAGGCGGCGGAGGAAGCATGGGGCGAAATCATGCGCCAGGGCGCAGCCGGCGAAAAAGTAGGCAAGGTGCCGCAGGCTTTGCGCGATTGGCTTAAATATCATGCGGATATGCATACCCAAGCGTACACTTTGCTCGGGTCATCGCCGACAGTGGCACCTGACTTGTCGGTCGCGGATTTCTCCATGCAGCAATCCTTCGATGATTGGATGTTCGTGCATCAGGCAATGCACGACTTCGAGTACCAACAACTGGGGTTGACCTGAAATGGCGAAAGCAGGGCAAGGCGACAACAACCCGGACGACAGTCTGATCCCGCAGACCAACAATCCGTGGACCGTTACGGGCCCGGCGACCAACCCGAACGGCACGCCCATCGGCGCCAACGAATCTCTGCAGAACTGGGCCAATCAGTGGTACGGGGCAACCACCGCGCAAGACAGCGGCTTGGGTAACTTCCTGACGGGCGCCGGCACGGTCGCTGGGGAGGTTTTAGGGGGTGGCGCGCTCTTGGGTGGGGGTCTCACTCTCGCCGGATTGGGAGATGCGGTGGCTGGTGCGGGCGCCGGGGCTGGCGCTGGCGCTGGAACAGCTGCCGGTGGCTTAGGGGATGTCTCAAGCGGAGCGCTTGCCGATTTGGGCGCCATCACGACGCCCGTCGACACCGGCGCCTTGAGCACGGTGGCGATCCCCGGCGCGGCCGATGCGGCGGCGGGCGCTGGCGCGCTCGGCAGTTCTGGCATGCTCGACCCGATCACGGTGACGGCGGGCAGCACCGCGGGCGCGGGCTCCCCGATTGGGGATCTACTCGGCGGGGTGGCGCCGATCGCGGCCTCTGGCTTGGGCGCTGTCGGGGATGGGGCGACCGGCGGCCTGCCCGGAGCGCAACCCGCGGACTTCTCGCAGTCCTTCGCGAGCAATGCAACGCCCGGCGTATCGGACTCCGGCGGTAGTTTCTTGTCGGCGAATGACCTGGCCCCCTCATTGCAAAGCCTCTCGCCCGACATGATGCAATCCTTGGGCCTCGATATCCCGTCCCCCACGCTCGACACCCCCTCTTTCGACATCGGCGCGGCCGGCGCCGATAACCCTGGGTTTGGCCCGATGGACGTCGCCGATCCCACGAGCAGCCAATCGATGCAAAGTTGGCTGCAGAACCCGAAGAATCTCGCGACTTTGGGCAGTTTGGGCATCTCCGGGCTCTCCGCCTTCAAGCAGCCCGCGCTCCCCGCGGCGTCCAAAACGGCCGCCTCCAACGCGAGTGCGGCGGCGGCCGGAGCGCTCCCCGTCATCCAGTCGGGCGGCACCGCAAGCCCGCAGTGGGCAAGCCAGAAAGCCTCGATCGATGCCACGATCAACCAGCAGATCCAGCAGCAGACCGCGGCAATCCAGCAGGCGGCGGCGAACTCGGGCGAGGGCAACCAGAACTCGGGCATCGTGCAGCAGCAGATCGCGCAGATGACGGCGAACGCCAATGTGCAGCGCCAGCAGCTCTACGCCCAGGCGCAGCAGCAGAACGTCACGAATGCGATCTCCGAACTCTCGGGCGGTGATGCCCTCTTGGCCCAAGTGGGCAACATGCAGCTGGCGCAAGAAGAACGCGCGCAGCAGATCGCCGCGCAGACAGCGGAACTTGCCTTGAAACTGTATGTATCTACAGGGGTGCCGGGCGGATGAGCGCGACACCGGACGCAGCCATCGATCAACTCAAGCAGGACCGCGCGGCCCTCGCGGCGCAGCGCGGCGCCTTGCCGCCCGACCCCTCCGCTGACATCCTCGCGCAGAAGCAGGCGGCGCTCGCCCCAGTCGAGAAGGCAATCACCGAGGCTTCGGGTAACTTACCGCCCGCAGTCGCGCCCGCCGCCTTACCGCAGGCGCCCAAGCCTACCATCGACCCTGACTCCTACAGCAAGCTCTCCGCGGTCTTGGTCGCAATGGCGGGGATCGCCGGGGCCAAGAGCGGCAACTGGCTGGCGGCGGCCTCATCGCTCAATGGCGCGATCAAAGGCCATATCGAGGGGAACGAGGAGCGCTCGAAGCAGGAATGGGACAAGTACCAGGCGGACTACGACAAAGCGGTCGAGCAGCACAAGGAGGAGCAGCAAGAGTACCTGGACGTGCTCGAGAACAAGCGCCTCTCGATCAACCAGAAATTCGACCAGTGGCGCATGATCGCCGCCAAGTACGATGATCAGGCGAAGCTCGCCCTCGCGCGCCAGAAGCGCTACGACGAGATGAGCAAGGCGATCTACGGCATGGATCACCAGATCGCGACCGTCTCGGTGAGCCAAGAGAAGGTCAAGAGCCAGGCGGGCGGCAGTTCAGACCCCAAGGTGCGCGAGGTGTATGCCGCGATGTCGGATGCGGGGATCTCTTTTCCGCCCGGTATGCGTTCGGTCAAGGCGCAGAATGAGACGATCTTGGGGCTCCTGCAGGCGCACCCGGATGACTCAGCGACTGAGATTGCGGCGCGGGTAAAGGCTGGGGAACTGGGCGTGAAGGCCGCCCAAACCGAACTTGGCGTGGTTGCCCGCCGCGAAGGTGCTTCCGCTGCGGCGATCAATGCCTTGAACCGGGACGGTGGGCTCTATGATCAGCTCCTCGAAACGGCGAAGAAAATCGACTTTGGCAGCTCGAAGTATGCCAATTCCCTGCGCTTGTGGAGCCAGGGCCAAGCGATTGCGGACCCTGATATCAGCGAGTACGTGAACGCCCTGGCCGACACGAGAGCGGAGTTCGCATCCGTCTTGGCCCGCGGCGGCCAAGTCACGGATTCGGTGCGCATCGCCTCCGAGCACGCCTTCCCAGACAAGATGTCGCTGGGGGAACTCACGCGCAATGTCGACCGGAGCAAGAAGATCGCCGCCTCAATCCAGGCCGGCAACACCTCGGTTGCCGATGCCCTGATCAACGGCCGCTCGATGGAGGAGGCATTGAAGTCAGGCGCCGCGCCGGCGGCGGCGAAGGCGCCCAAGCCCTACGCAGATGCCGAGAAGGAACGCCGCTACCAGGAGTGGAAACGTGCCCACCCCGACTTCCAGTGAGGCGGAAGAGTTCGAGTTTCGCGCTCGGGCAGAAGCCGAGGCGAAAGGTTCTGCCCCCGGAAAAGAAAATTCGGTGGATGCTGCAACGCAGCGTAATCGTGAGATCAGCGAGGCCAATGCGCAGCCGGAGCGCCTGCCAGGGGTAGCGGACGCTGCGGACTTCTTTGGCTCTCTCCCCGCGGGCGCCGCGAAGACCTTCGAGGGTATCGGCACCGCGGCCCAGCACCCCATCGAGGCTGTCAAAGGGGTGTTGGGCGCCATACCCGGCGCGGTATCGAGCGGCATCAGTGCCCTCGCGCACCCCATGGATACCACCCAGAAGGTGGGCGAGTACCTGAAGAACTTGAAGCCGCAACAGGCGGGTGAGACCGTGGGCGGGATGCTCGCAGGCGGCGCTGTTGGCAAGGCCGCGGGGGTGCTCGGGGACGTTGTCGGCCCTTCGGTCAAGGCGCTCGTCGGCGGCAAGCCCGTGTCGCAGGAGATACGCGACCTCGCGGCGAAGGGTGTGGTCACGACGCCTGGTCAGCGCGGCGGCACGAAGAGCTGGCGCGACACCGCGGAGCAAAAACTGGAGTCGCTCGCGGGCGGCCAATCCATCACGAACCGGCGCGGCGAGGCAGTGGTCAAGTGGAGTTCGGAGAAGCTCGACGATGCGTTGAAGGACATCGGCAAGCCCCCGGTCCCTGCGAACAAGTCCGGGCGCGATGCGCTTTTCCATACCAAAAGCGAGATTTCGAACGGCTACACGGCACTTCTGCCAAAGCTCACGGGGGACTTTACCAAAGTCGCGCCGAACGGCTCCTCACTCGCGGTCGATCTGAATCAGATTCGCACCGCCGCGATGCAGAAGGGCACTGGCATGCGCCCGACCGATCGCGCGCGCTTGCTCTCCATCATCGATAACGATGTGACGGAGCGCTTCGGCAAAGGCGGCAAGGCCGATGGCAAGACGTTGAAGCAGATCGATGATGTGCTTGACAAGGAGATCAAGGCGTACGGTGCCGGCAATGTCTCCGAGCGCAAGGTGGCCGATTCATTGAAAGAGGTGAAGGCCAAGATGTGGGACATGATCCGGCGCGAGAACCCACAGCATGCGCAGGACTTGAAAAAGCTCGACACCGCGTACGCGAAGTTTCAGACCGCTGCCCTGGCATCCCGCATCGGCGGCAAGGGCCAGGAGGGTGCCTTCACGCCGAATCAATATTTGCGCTCGATCGAACGGCGCGATAAGTCGAAGGACAAGGGGCGGTTTGCGACCGGCACCGCGCACGGGCAGAAAGAAGCGGAGAGCGCCTCGCGAGTTTTGGGTAACAACGTACCCGATTCAGGGACCCCTGGCCGTCAGCAGTTGATCGAGATGCTGAAGAACCCCTTCGGCTCGATCGGCGGCCTTGCATTGAATGCGGCAACTCCGATCGCGTACTCGAGGCCCGTGCAGAAGTACTTGCAGAATCGCGCGCTCAAGCGAGGCGGGCCATACACGCCGGTGAGCGGCAAGAAGGCAGCGACCGTGGGGGCAATCTTGGGCGGTGAGGAGCAGCAATGAGCGATGAATCGCCCTCTAAAGAACTCGACAGAGCCATCAAGGAAGCCTTGAAGCGCAGCCAGAGCGAGCCGTTTGACATGCAGATCAAGGCGCTCAACACTGCCGTGAGCTGGTACAAGGTGAAGCACGCTATCATGTCGAAGGATGATGACTTCGACCCAGACGACATCTAGGAGCACGACATGAGAATTCCGAAAGACATTTTCGCCCGCGGCAATCGCATGATTTTCAAGTTCGAAGGACTCTTGGATCGCAGCGACCCTTTGGGCACGCAGACCTTCGATATGCCCTGGCCCAAGCGAGTCGATGATCTCTCCAAGCCCGGCCGTCCCTGCACCTCTCAGGACTACGGGCTGCACAATTATCGCCCTGATCCCTCCCCCGTGTGCAAGCCCGATGGCGGCTATGCGCGAAGCGATGGACCCGCGCCAGATGCCGCGATGGAACTGGCGATGCCGCTCCCCGTGGGCACGAAGCGACGCTTAGGACCGCCGAAGACGGATCGCTAGCCCGTGCAGATCTATCCCTTCCAACCGACTGGGCTGACTGTGCTCGCGGCAGTGATCAATTCTAGCGCCACAGTGAACGTGCCGAATGCGGGTACGCAGAAGGTGCCGCAGCAATTGCTCGTGCAGAATCTATCGACGAACGTGTGCTACTTCGCGCAGGGTGCGACGTGCACGATTCCATCTGCTGGATCACCGGCGAATGGCATTCCTGTGCAGCCGGGCGTCACCGTCGTGTACACGGTCGTGGGTGGCGATGCTGTGTTGGGCGCGATCGTCTCGACCAACTGCGCGGTCGCTGGCCCCTCGAACATGACCTTCACCCCAGGCGAGGGTTCGTGACCTTAAAGGCAGTATCCGTCACAGGCGGGGGCTCTTCGGTCACGCTGGTGACTGGCTTGGTTGCGAATAGTTCGTCGACTTGCGCTTTTCGATGTCCGTTGTAGTAGCCGGGGACTCGTGGACGGTCGATCAAGTGACGATGGAGAGAATCCTATGAGCGGCACATCCGGCCAAACAGGCTTTAAATCCCAGGTCTTCACCGCCAACAACGCGGGGGTACAGTTGGGCGTGTGCGGTCCCTCGTATGCGCAAGCCGCGGGCGCTGCGGTGGTCTCGGGCTTCTTGCACACGATCACCGTGGGCGCGGATTCTACCGCCAACACGATCACGGTGTATGACGGTCTCTCGACCTCGGCCGCGGTGCTGGCCAAAGTCGTGACCTCCGCAACCACCGTACCGCAGACCTTCATCTTCGATGCGCAAGGACAGACGGGGCTCTTCCTTGTGATCGCTGGCGGCGCAACGCCCACCGTCACCGTGACCTATGCCTAGCGCGCCGCTCAACACGAACCCGCGCTGGACCGCGGACGGATTCAATCAGTGGACGGCGGATGGGTTCTACGGCTGGACCGCGGATGGCTATGAGCCCACCACTCTCGCCGCTGCGGTTGCCGCCTTCGCGCTCGCCGGAGTCAATGTAGGGCTACTCACCTATGCGTTTAGCTCAACGGTTCCGATCGGCTACGTGATCACGGGCTGGCCGCCGCTTCTGGCCAGCGCTCCTCCCGGCACTTACGTGCCCTTGACGATCTCGGAAGGTCCGGCGCCGCCCGTCGTCACCGCGCTCGTCCCGAATGTGGTGGGCAAGTTCTACTCGGACGCGCAGCTCGCATTGAACAACGCACGACTTCTGATCGCACCGCCCATCTGGGTAATTTCCTCCATCGTGCTCCCACAGTACGTCATCAGCCAGTCGATCGCCGCAGGCTCGATCGTTCCTGAACAGACCCAAGTGACGATTACGGTATCAGGCTTCACCGTCATAATGCAGCCCTCAAATCCGATGGCCGTGCCGTGACGCAAGCGCTCGTCAATGTGGGAGTCGTTGCCGGGGACGGCACTGGGGATTCCGGCCAAGTCCCGTTCAATAAAACGAACGCCAATTTCAGCGACCTCTACGGCAAGGCGCTCTTTGTAGGCACTGATTCTGGCGTTGCAGGCGCCTATGTAATCGCGGCGAACGCATTCACGCCTCTCCCGGCGGCCGCCATCGCGCTCTCTATTGGCATGACGGTGACCTTCACGGCGTTGAACGCGAACCCCGGGGCCTCGACCTTGAATTTTGCTGGCACGGGCGCCCTCGCCATTGTTGATCCTTCGGGCGCCGCGCTCGATGGGGCGGAGATTCAAACGACCGCCCCTACTGCGGTGCGCTGGAACGGCGCCGCGTGGCAGATGATCTTGACCAACACCCCAGCGCTCATCGAGGGTTTGGTACAGGTCGTGCTCACACAAAGCTACTTAGGCGCAATTCTCTATCCGCAGACGCCAGCGGAACTTGCCTTGAGTATCACGCCGAGCAATACGGTGTACCCCACGGGAAGCCTCTATCGCTATGGAGCTAAAGGCGGGGCCAAGCGTGTGGCGGATGCCATCATCATCGCAGGCTCCGCGGTTGTTACGAGTGCTTCCGGAGGTTTTGCCGGTGCTGTTGCCGGGATGGTGTTCGTGGTGGTTGATGGCGCTGCTTCGAGGACGGGGGGCAGACCCGCGCCTTTGATCACGACGATTCTATCTGTACAGAGTGCGAATCAGGTGACGTTGAATGCGACGGTCACACAGCCTGGAACTGTGACGATGAACGGTACCTTGAACGGTACTACTGCGGTTACTTCGACGAGTGTCAGTCCCATTACGGCAGGGGTGGGACTGACACGTATCTGGTACGCCAATGGGGTGAATATCCCAACTAACGATCAAGTGATCGCAACCAGTTCATCGACCTTAACCTTAGGGGTTGCAGCCACCGGTTCAGGCGTGAGCGCCATCACCTTGACTGCCACTATCGAGGCGGCTTTTGGGTACGATGATTCGACCGCGATTTTGGATGCCTTGAGCTTGCCTTATCCGATACAGGATGTGACCGATTCTTTTCTCGTGACACAGACATTGCCCATGGGAGGGGCGGGTTGCAACGATATCCGACTGCCCAATGCCCTCATCATTTTTGCGATCAACAACAATACCTCACATTGCATCACCGCTGTGGGTTTCGATCGTCAGGTACCAGGTCCCTATCCACAGTATCTCGCCACGGGCTTACGGTACTTGCCATTCAAGATCGATATCGGGGAAATCGATTGCTGTAACTCAGGGCTCGATGGCTTTAGCTTAGGCCCCTCGACCTGGTCGCGGGCTCGCTTGCGGGTCACGAATCCATTCCGTAACGCCTTGGGCGAATTTTTCTTGAGCGGCGGGTGGCAAGAAAGTAATACGGTCGAGATTAACTGTGGTCAGGTGGGCCTGCATTTCCATCACAAGGTCAACAAGTCATCGACCTATCAGAATTTGGGCAGCTATTGGATTGCGGGCAGAGCGTGCGGACTCAATTCTGTGTATCTTGGCATCAATGCAGGAACCCAACCTGATCAGTGCGGCGGCGCCATTCGCCTGTACTGTGGCGGAGTCGGCACCGGGATCAGCCAAAATGTTTGGGGAGGCTCGAAGTTTTGCGAGATGGACGGTGAGCGCACCACGGCGCTTTCCTTCGGCTCCGATATCTGCAACAGCCCGGTCACCTTCGTGGACGCGACCGCCGATTACGTGATTGAAGGCGCCCATATTGCAGGGAGCAGCAACCACTACATCAACAACACGTTCGGCAACTTGGTGATCGAGGATATAACGCAGACCTCCGATACGCGCGGGGGCTATCAGTTCTATGTGATGACCAATGCCCTCGTGCAGGGCACGAACGTGCTACAGATATCGGCTGGCCCTTGGGGTAATGTCTACGCGAATCCGTTGATGCTCAATGGCGTGAACAATTGGGTACGCTCGGTCAACATGAGTCTTGCGGGTTATTTCCAGTTGACCGAATCCGGTTCCTCGAGCGCTAATACGCTGAACTTGATCAACGGGGGGACCGCGACACCCTCGCTCTCGATCGGTGGGCCCATTGGTATCTCAGGCAATACGCCTCCCGCGCAATTGACCGGCTGGGGGACGCCCGTGGGTGGAGCAGCCATTTCTAACTACAACATCACGGATGCGGGCGGCGCGAATAGCAATACCAACAAGGCGGTTGCTGAGATCATCGCATACCTCAAATCACGTGGAGATTTTGCCGCATGAGCGATTCGCATCAACCGTTCAGCCGCCCTCCCGCTGGCACCGAGCTTGACTATGTGGAACTCGCTAGAGCGTTTAATCGCCTGTACCCTTCCCGGGTCAATGTACCGGTGAACGTGCACAACGGGTCAACCAAGTTCATCAATACGATGCTCACCGTGATGTCGCTTTTGATCGTGGCGGCGATTTGCGGTGAGGTCGTCGTCTATGGTCAAGTTCAGGTGTTGCAAGCCACTGTCAATATGATCATCCAGGGGCATGTGAAATGAGCAAACTTGCCGAAGCGATCGCACATGAAGAGGGATTTTATGTGCCCGGATCGCTCCCGCAGCGGGACAATAATCCTGGGGATTTGCGACACTCACCCCACAGTTTTCATTCTGCTGACGCTCCGGACGCCATAGGGGTCATTGATACTCCGTCCGACGGATGGGCCGATTTGGAGCGTCAGCTTCAACTCTATGCCGATCGGGGTTTGACCCTCGCCCAAGCGATCTACGAGTGGGCGCCGCCTACGGAAAATGACTCGGCCGCCTACCTCGTGTATGTTGTCAAGTACTTAGGACCTCCCGCGAATTCCGATATGCTGGTTTCTGATGCCCTCAAACTAGGAGATGCACATGGCAGCAACGCCTGAATCGATGATCGCGACCTTGGAAGCTCGGATCAAAGCTTTGGAGACCAAAACAGAGAGCTGGTTCGCCAAGAACTGGCCGCATCTTGTGACTTACGCAGGGCTGCTTGCACCTTACGTCTTGAAGCATCTGTGAAATGGCCGACCAAACAAGACTACCTTGATTGGGCTGAGATCTTCGACGCGTGGAGAGCGGTGCCTCGGTCGGTGCTGTATTCGTTCGGCTCTTGGACCATCTACATCGCGGATCGCACGCTCAATTGGTATTTTCACTTAGCGACCCCGGATCGCACGGTTCAGGATGCGGGATTGGTCACCGGGGTGATCACGGCGGTCACGGGAATTTTTGGCCTGACGATCAAGTTCTACAACAACTCAGGTCGGCAATGGACGGGGCAACCGCCGCCACGGAGGGATGATCAGTGACACCCGCAGCCATTTTCTCGATCGTCAAAGACATCGTGATACTGATCGTGGTGGGTATCGCGGTCTATATGGTGCTCTCCTACGGCAAAGACATCGTCAAAGTCGATGATATGCAGGCGGTGCAAAAGCAGCTCGCCGCGAATGCGCAAACGGAAGTGAATTGGCAGAAGGAGCAAACCGATGCGAATACGAGACGTGATGCGGCCATCGCCCAGGTGGCTGCTACCATTGGCGAGCAGCGCGCTCCTGTGTTCGTGCGCAGTGGACCGGCCAATACCTGCCCCGTGTCCGGCGCTCCCCCCAAAGCCGGCGGTGCAACTGCCGCCAGTGGGGCAACTGACACAGGACCTGGAGTCGATATTAGAGCCCAAATCAACGCCTTCGAACTCCACTACGAAACCGCATTAGCGGACTGTAGGGCGGCGTTGGATAAGTGGCCGCAGTGACCAAGGGGTATCTCTATAAAGTCCTCCTGTACCTCGATATCTTCGTCTGTGCGCTGGTATTTAGAGATGCCGACTGTACAATCAGTGCCGAGACCGGGCTTGCGCTGAAGCGTCCTCAACCACCGCTTTGGGCCAAAGTGTTAGGTGCGGTTCTGAACTTCATCCGTCCCGGTCATACAGCAGCAGCAATCGAGGACGATATTGCTCGAGCCCAGGCCGCTATTTCCTATTTGCAACAGAGGTGATGTATGCCTAATCCGACTCAGTTCACTTGGACCGATCCCACTACCAACACCGATGGTTCCCCGATCGTCGCGGGGGAAATTACCGGCTACATGATCGGCATTCGCTCAACCACCGCCGCAGGCTCGGTTGCGGGAACCTACCCCATCACGGCGATAGTGGCGGGAGCGACCGCTGCGAATGAACTGATCAGCGCATTGGGCACGGTGCTCAAAGCCGATTCGTACGCTGCGGCCATTCAGACGATGGGTCCGGTGAATTCGGCCTTCACGGCCGAGATCATTTTCTCGATTGCCGCGCTGACGCCGAACCCGCCTGCAAATTTCTCTGTTTCCTGATCTGTAGGTTCAGGCGGTGGCTGCCACGAAAGTGCAGCGTTTGCGCATGGTGCGGCTGCTAAAAGGAGCGAAGGCCATACGGGATCTGATCGCAGATCCCTTACGGCCGGCGCCGAAGAAGAAGCGTGTGCAGCAGTACCGGCGCTCTAGGGCTTAACGGAGGCATGAGACTGTGAGTGAACGCCACACTCGCACGTCGGGCAGTGAGGTGGCTCCTTTTCAGTAACCGGCTTGCTCAGCCCCTCCACCGACCCCAGAAGTTCAATCCCGTAATCCCATGCTTCCCTAACATCGCGCGGCATGCAGGTTCCGGCGAAGAACTTGCGAATGTGAGCCAATCGCTCCTTACGCATCAGCGCCTCCGCTGGGTTGATATCCAAGCCCGATCATGAGGATGGAGCCAAGCAAAAAAGCCAACCCCATCTGCAAAGGCTCGCGAAACCATGCGGCCATGCAGGCCAGGGCGAACAAGATCGCCGGGCAGCCGTACAGGTCAATTCGAGTCCATACGCTCATTTGGCTACTTCTCCGCTGGCAGGAGAGCCAACCGCATCTTTGAGCCGCTGCCTGCAAAGTTCTGCCGCCTTCTCGAACATCTGCAAGGCCGCGTCCACGCCGCGCCGAGAGTTTGGCAGCCAAAATGTCACGGCGCTGCGATCATCGTCCTTCGGCGGATGGTGGAGCATCGGCGAGGAGTGCATCACGAATTGAATCGCGTGATACTCCAACCCCGTGTTGCTTTCCTTGCTGATCGGCAATACCTCGGACGTTAGTTCCTGGCTGTACACATTGATTCTCATCGCTCGACCTCAAAAATTGTTTATAACAACGGCAGTCGCCTTCCGTCCCGGCATCGCAGGGCATGCCGTATCTCATGCAGGGGTTACTCATGCTCCGCACGTCCGCTGTTAGGTGAGCGCAGCTTACCGTCGCCCAACTCATCGGTACTGCGCAGCCATGCTTTCTTGCCAGCATCGGATAGCTGCCAACTGTGCGCGCCATATGCTTCGAGCCATCCATCCTTTATCAACATATCTAATTCGCGTTGGCTAATCCTCATTCCTTCGGTGCGCCGAATCCAAATCTCATAGCCATCGTAGCCACCGAGATCATCGATGCTGATGCGAAAGTTAGGCTGAACTAGCATCCCGATTGCCTCTTTGAGATCCAATGGCTGTCCAAGGTCTTTTCTAGGCATGCTCTGATCCTCCATCGGCAGTCAATGCATCGGCGGGTATATATGGCCTAAGCGCCTGACCACACCAGGGGCAATATCGAAATTGCACGCCTCGGTAGAGGTTTCCTGAATGCGGATTGCGGGCGTAGGCTAATTGCAGCGGCGCGTTGACCTTCGCAATATTCGGCCCCCACTCGGGACAGTTACAGCTATTTGCCATGCTCATCTAGTGTGTCGTCAGTCATATGAACACCGCACCATCAGCAGGCCGAGCGCGATCAACAAAAGACCGGTTATCACGGCGCATTCCCTTGTGGTTTAGACGCTGAGCTCACCCGCTCCACCCGGCCATCCTGATCGATTTGCAGATTCGATACGTTTTCTCAGTCTTGTCGTACTCAAGATAACCGGGATGTGCCGCCTGGAACACCCGCAGATCCGATGAGGCAACGGCCAAGGAAATCTCGTATTTATCCACTAAGTCACTCCTGTTGATTGAGCCACACGTTCTCACGGTCTCCGCGATGAAGTGTTGGCGGTGTTTTTGCCACCAGTTCAAGGAAGCATCCCGAAGTCCGACTTTGGCGGCTTGTCGCCACTGCGCGCTAGATGATGGTCCAGCATGATCGCCGCCTGCATCTGCGAATTGAGGAACTGGATCGCTCGCGTGATCGCAAAGGCGTGGCCACCTTCCTCGGCTGAAAACGTTTCGTTCTTCGCCGGACCCGAGAACGAGCCACGCATCGTGATGTTAATCATTCCCATGTTTTGCTCCTGGATTGGCCTCGAAGCCACACGTAAATGATCTTTTCCATGTCTCCCAGGCCGCGCTAACCGCGCCTGTGCCTGGGTAAAGGTCATACAGTTCATCGCCGGGACTTGCGCCTAGCATCTCGAATGCCCAGTGACAGACCTTCTCAGGCTTTGCGCCGGTCAGCCCCTTTTTGAGCGTGATCGATTCTTGAATCCAATCCCGCATGACGACCCGATGAGTGACGACAGGCTTGCGTACCGGCTTAACGATCACTGGCTCCCACGCATAAGCCACGCTGACGTTCTTCTTGAAGGCGGCGAACCCTTTCACCCAGGACATCCAGCGCGCCCCTGTAGCCTCCACAAGCGGCGCTAGGACGGCCATACTGCGCGGCGTCGCAGCTGCGTGCAGCACCCATCCGTCATAGTCGAATTGCAGCCGCTCGATTAGTTCGGCGTGATCGACTTCGCGATTCTCGGGGTAGAGATGCGCGCAACCGATGTAGGGCGGGTCTGCGTAGCCGATCTTCATTTCAGAGCCCTCTGGGCGATACTTACCATGCTCAATTCAAGCGACAGCCCAGGGCCGGGAATTGGGGTGCAAGCGGCTATTAACTTCAATGCCGCCTCAAGATCACGGCACCGAGACGCGAACGCGCGAGCCGTCTTTTGCATTTCGTCAAATTCTTCCTGGAGCGACTCAACTACTTCTTCGTCGGTCGCTCCGCAATCGCTGAATCTATCACGTGCCATGCTCATCTCCGGGTTTGGGAGTACGCCGTTGATAAGATCGACGGGTATAGTCCTCGTGCGTTTTGGCACCAACCGCCATGAGGGGTCCGAAGCAAGCCTTGCAATACGGCTGCTCGTCGCCTGGGCCGATGTCGCGTTCTTCACGCGCGCCGCATACTGGACATTTGAGAATCATGATCATGGCTTGGCCCCGGATGTATCAGGGAATGCAGGCTCAAGCACGATGTGCGGCGAATCAAATCCAGTGCTTGCCGCCATGCTGTAGCCGCGTCCACTGTTCTCCAATTCACCATCCACGATGTCGGAGAGGTGCGCAGCGACGTTCCAAATCTTGTAGGCCGGAAAAAAGAACTCGCGCAACTTCTTCCCTTCGAAGAATATTTCGATCAGCGCATCACCATTGTCCGGTGCCTTCAAATAACTGGCCCTCGCAAAGAATCCTCGATCATGAGGCGTCTCGAAAGCCACCTTGTCAATTTCGTAAATCGGTCCGGTCATTTGTCCGCTCCTGAAGTATGTTGTGAGCGGCACTCAAGTTCCTCGATCTGTTCTTTGGTTGGGAACTCGCCGCAAGTTTCGCATGCACACCAATAATCACCGCGCCATGTGAAGCAGCATCGATGCGTAGTCGTTGTCATGTAAAACACATCCCGCTTGCGCACTGTTCGACGTGCAAATCGCTTTTCGCCGTATCGAATTGAACTTCATCAAGTGGCACACCGGAGCGGTGTAAAAATAACGTTGGGTCAATCGCTCGCGCATCTTTGTCGAAGGCTACAGCGCGATTGAAATCATCGTCCGGTAAGTCTGCCCATTCTGCATCGGAGCGATACGGACACATCCAACAGGACGAGCGCGGCGGGGGCGACCAGCCGACCTCTGCGACAAGATCGATGCAATCAGTGCGGCTCATGGCGAGATCAATCAACGGGTATTCGTGGTTCCACTTCGCTCGCGGGTTGAATCCTCGCATCCGCTGCAATTCGTCGTTGCTGAAACCGATCCAGATCGAACCCTCCTTTAGACCGAGACTCCGGTAATAGCGCTCGCAGGGCCGCGCCTTCCATTCATTTGAACAGAATTTGCTTGTCTGGCCGATTTTGCCGGTGTGTGTGGTGAACATAGGTGGCAACACTGTCTTGCCATCCGCGCCGCCTAGCCAATCAACCGTATTCCAGCCCTTCCCCTTGAAAGAATGAGGCAGCCGAACGAGATCGACACCAACGGCCGCCAGATTCGGGCGCAACACCGCATCGTAATAACTCCATGTCGCGCTCGCCTCGCGTCCGGTATCGGCAATTACCGCTGCGTCAGGCTTCGGCAGACGACCAGTGACGATCAGTGCGGCAATAGCTGCGCTCTGTGTGCCGCCACCGCATGACCAGACTGTAGTCATCGTAGAGGCTCCACGCGCCGACGATTCCGATCATAGACCCTGCGAGTCATCTTTTGATCGATGTGCCCTGCTAGGAGATATGCGGCCTCCAAACTTGGGTTATCTGAGATGTTCTTCGCGCGAATGTCGTGGAAGTGCCAGCGGGCCAAACCGGCTTTGGCTGCGGCCTTCTGCGTTCGCTGCCATAGCGCGCGGAACCCATCAGGCGTGTAGCGGCGTCCCCATTTGGTTCTCAAAACGTACACGTGTGGGAACTGTGGCTCCATGATGCGAGCACGTTTGAGGACGGTCTCGACCGCTGGCGAGATCATGATATCGAGCTTTTTGCCGGTCTTGCCCTGGTCGATCTCGATCCGCCAATCCTCGCGCTTCACGCCGACCGTCTTTACCTGCTTCCATGTCAGGCCGACGATATCGCCCTGGCGCTGTCCGGTGAGGTAGGCCAAGTCCATTGCAATCTGCACCTGCGGGCACGCTATGGCCCGTACAGCCTTGAACTCTTCGTCGGTGACGTATCGTTCGCGGGGCTTCGTCGGATGGCGCCTGACGACCGTGCAGGGGTTCACGAGGTCCATTTCGATGGCCCAGGAGCCCATCGCGATCTTGAATACGGTCGAGAGGATCGTCACCATGCGGTTGCGGTGAATCTTCCCCTTCTTGACGTTAATGAAGTCCGCGACGTGGCGCGGCTTGACTTCCTGCGGCGTCATATGCCCGAAGGTTGAGCGCAGGATCGCGAGAATTCCGCGGTAGTCGCGCTGCGTCCTCGGCTCCAATTCCGGGATGCACTCGGCGTCGTACTTATCGAAAAGATCGTTCATTAGCATGGCAACCTCCGGTGTGTGGAAGCCTGAATTTTACGCTCTTTTCTTGCCGGTATGCTCATCTTCGTCACTCGGTGCGCGTCACTCGAAACTGTCCATTTTCAGCCCGCCGCACGAAGAATCGTTTGTCAGTCAAGTAATGGATGATGGAAATAGCGTTGCGATGGTTGCTCGTTATAGCGAAAAGAAAAGATTCGCCCACCTCAAGTTTGACGCCCACAACTTTTACAAATTCCTCCATCGCTGTGCTGCAATGAAGGCGTGGCACGGGCTGTGCTACACGCTCTATCTGGATGGTCATCGCTTCGCTCCCCGGTCAGACTTGGAGTCAATGATTGCGAGCTGCTTTCGCAGCCAGCGCATCACATATTCCCAGCGCCGTTTGGGCGACGACCGAGGACCGAGCTTGTCATTGACAGAAGCTATCTCATCAGCCACCGCAGTAAGCATGGTGATACCACCTGTCGACATGGCATCATCTGCGATGCACCCCAATGCGCATCTGTGACCGTTGTCGCGCAATTGCCCGCGAATCAATGAACGACGGCGAGCCACGGATTTGTAGAGTCTGCGCAGTACTTCTTCGCGCGGTAGTGGCGTCTTATACCCTTTGGGTAGCTCAGGGCGTAATGCACTCATGTTTGTTCTCCTTTGATTTTCGAGGCGAAGGCGGCGATCTGTCTCGCCAAGCTCTCGCATTCATTGCGCACGTAGGCCGCGTTGCACCGGTCGTTGTTGTCATCGCAGTGCCCGCAGTCGAATCCGTACCAGAACTCCTTCGGGTCCTCACCACGGAACGGCCCGGAGAATGTGATACCGCCGTGAACGTCGAATAGGACGCCGGAGCGCATCTCAGTGCCGCTCGCCATGCAAATCACATCAATGATCCCGCGCTTACCGATTGGCGACTGTAGAACCTTCTCGCGAGCCTCAATCAGCGATTGGGGCACAGGCGCGGAATAGTCCACCTGGTACAGCGGGTGGCCTTCGGGTATGCGGACGTAGCCGCAGAGGTGCCATCTGCCGGAACCGAAGTCGCACGGGTATATATGGCAGTCCAGGCCAATCTCGCTGGTCCAATTTTCTTCGCGAGGGTCGATCTTCTTTTCGTCAATCATCCTTGTTCTCCTTTCGTTTCCGATGCTGTCGCTTCGCCAACAAGTACCGCGCTCACATCTGAGAGCCGAATCGGGATGCCGCGCACTGCGATCTCGTCGATCAGGATGCGTAACTGCGCCTCCAGTTCGCGGATGCGGGCCGTGCTCGGACAGTACTTGTCGTGCGACTCTTTGCATTCGGCCAGTTCGGCGGCGAGGGCGTCGTAGTCGATTTCGGCAACGACACGCACATGTGTTGGCGTCATGTGCTCGCCATCTTCATGCAGCACACGCACGCACATAAATCGTTTGACTGTCATGGCTTCGTCTCGTTTTCCGAAGAAGTCGCAATGGTCCAATTGGTGAGTTTGGCCGCAACGGCGTGTTTATTGTGAATCGCA